CGATGATGCCGCAGCGCTGATCGCCGTTGAACAGCGCGTGATCCAGCCACATGATCGCAATTAGCGTGGTGAAGCCGAGCTGGCGCGCCTTGAGGATCAGGTTGCGGTGCCAGAGCCTGCGGATAAAGCGCTTCTGCGCGCGGTTTGGCTTGAACGGCAGGACAAAGCTGTCGCCCTCTTCGATGCTGCCATCGGCGCCGATCTTGTCGTCGCCCTTGATCATAATTTTGTAGAGTGCGCCGCTGAACAGCCTCTTCTCTGGGTCTGCCAGGAACTCTGCCAGGGCTTTCTCGTCTGTCGGGAGCGGGTAGCTGCTCATGCCTGGCTCTCCCTGCACTCTCTGGCAATTACGCGCCGGCACCGGCCAGTGATCCGCTCTATCTCTCGATAGCTTTTCCCTTCTGCGCGCATCAGCCGCCACGACTCTACTTCGTTGGCAATGAATGCCGTCCGCCGATCTGGTGCTTTGGGCTTTGCTGCCGTGCCATTGGCCGCGTGCATGAGTCGCAAGCTGGCACTGATGTTCTTTCGCGTCTGCTCCGAAAAAGGCGGCATTTTGCGCCCCTTCAATCGCTCCGAGTGCGCTGCCTTGCGCTCATCGCTCCACGGGCCTCGCTTCGCCCTGCCTTCTGCAATCGCGCGCTTTGCTGACTCAGAGCGGCGCTTGCGCTCGCTATCGGGCACTTTTCTACCGCGCGCTGCCGCATGGGCCGCATAGATTGAGTCAGACACTGGAGCGCCATTCATGCAGCGCCCCTTGAACAGGTCTATGTGCTGCTGCTCAATCGCCAGAATGTCTTCGCCGGGCCGGCACTCGTACACGGCCGATACAGACAGGTCGTCTTCTCCGTGCTTGCTGTAAACGCGCTGTAGGTGGCGCGAGTGATGCGTACCTTTGCGTAGGTAGTGCAGGTGCTCAGACCAGCGCTGCTTTATGCCGCGAGTCGTCGATCCAACGTAGGTGCGCCCGGTTGCTGCGCTGCGTATGTAATAGATCACGCCGGCCATGCTCATCGGCCCTCGTCATCGTGCTGAAGGTGGTCAGGATCATCCACAACCGGGACAAAGGCGTTGCCGCTGGTCTTGGCGATACCGTGCAGCAGCGACGTGAGCGCATCCACCGGCGCGTTGTCCTTGTCGTCCAGGCCGAATGCTTGGCGCTCCAGGGCGACCAGCACGCGCAACGACTCGCCCAGATCCTTCATGGTCTTGGCGCGCCCTGGGAGGCTGATGATCTTCTGGTACAGGTCGTTGAGCTTGTCCTGGCCTCTGTCGTCCTCGGATCGCAGCAGCTCGCCAAGCCGCTCCAGCAGAAAGACGTTCTCGGCGCCGGTCTGGTACTCCAGCTCTTCCAGCAGGCGCATGGTGATGCCGCGCGTGCGCTGAATGTCCTTGCGGTGCGCCAGCTTCACGGTAGCGACAGCCTGGGCGTTGGCCTCGATAGTCTCGCGCTCGGAAACAGCGCTTACCGTGTTAACCCCTGTGTTAACCGTCGCCTTGTTAACCAGCTCGTCGGCCTTGGCCTGAATCTTCGCGGCCAGGTCGCGCACCCATCCTTCCTTCTTGGCGCGCTTGCTGATGGTGACGTGGCTGACACCTGAGCCATCGGCAATCTCACGCAGGCTCTTCACTCCGGCGCGGTAGTCCAGCTCGATGCGCTCCCAGTCAGGCGCGGGCGTACCTGCCGCCTTGCTGGTGGGCTTGGAGGGTGTCGGGATGCTTGGAGTGGCGCCGGGCGCCTTGTCGTCTGTACTGGCCATAGGCGGCCAGTCTTGGGAGGCAGGGCTGGGTTATCCAGCCCTATAGGGGTGGGGTCTAGCTAAGATTGATGATGTGACTGTATGGGCACTTGGCGATGTCCACCACCAGCTTGCCGCCTGGCGCGATGTGGACAGGATCAAAGGTGCCGATCAGCACGCCATTGCTGTACAGGCGGAACTCCAGGCCGCCGCGCTCCAAGTTCTCCACCTCGATTCCGGTGATAGTTATCCCTGCCTCGCGCGGGTTGCTTGTGGGGCGAATCTCGATCTCCTGGTGCTTTCCCTGAGACAGCAGGCGCTCGGCCAGCTGGGTTGAGTGGTGGATTCGTAGCATGGTTTGTGGCGCCTCCTGGCGCTATGTGGTGGCGTGCGGCTACTGCGTGCTCGCGGCCAGTGCAGGCGCATCCTCGGGGATGAACTCGACCGTCAGCACCTCGATGCTGCTCGGCCCTACCTGCACAGTGCGATCTGCAGTGCGCGGGGTCGAGTCGTCGCCTGGAAACTGCGGAGCGTTGAGCGCCAGGTTAGCACCGATGGTGCCAGCCAGCGCACCAGTGGCGCCAGGATCGTAGGCGTCGATCAGCACGCCGGTACACAGAATACCTTGGGGAACCTGTACGGCTACCAGCAGCATAAGGTCGCCGTCCTCGGCATGCACGTTGAAGCTGGTTTCGCTGTGAATCTGCATGTTCTTTCCTCGGTGGTGGTTGTACTGGCGCGATGTCACGCCCCGGCGGGCTCTACCAAGCTGCTCAGGTGAGCCAGGTGGCGGCGCATCTCCTTGATCTGCATGGCGAGCTCCTTGTTGGCGTGGGCGGCCTGGTGGCCCATCTCGATGGCGACGAACTGCTGCGCGGCGCCGGCCATTGCTTCACCGACCATGCGCGCCTCGCGGGGCGACAGAATCAGCACCTGATCGCCAATCTCCAGCACGCTGGTGCCGTCAGGGAGCAGGGATCTGCTGACGTGGCGGGCGGGCTTGTGCTGCTCGGCCGGCACATACACGCCACGCTGCACGCGCACGATGCGGCCGTTGTTCTCCAGGTACGCCAGGCGGTCGTCGATCTGCGTCTTGGTCATGTCGGTCAGCCCGGCATTGGCCGCCAGCGTCTCTCGCGTGACGATCTGCTCCTGGGTGTGCATGTCCTGAATGACCTCCAGCAGGATGTCAGCGCTCGATTTGTCCTGATTGATCGGCTTCTTCATCTTCACCTCCCCCCCGCCCTCTTCAGCTCTCGTGTCATTGCTCGGTACTGCGCTGTGATCTGCTTCAAGTCGTCAATGCTGTAGTGCTTCTGGCACAGTTGGGCGGCCTTATATCGAGCATCTCACTCGCAACCGTCTACTCGACACCGCATTGCAACCTCCCCTCAAGCTGGCGGCACTTCTTGGCGAAGACCCGCTTCAGCCGCTTCAAATAGTCGATGGTGAAATCGGCACGCCCTTGGTTCGCCTCCAACATCTCCACGCGGTCTTCGCCGATACGGCGCACCAGTTCCGGCCGATACCCCATGATGTTCCCGCTCAGGTGGTTGTTGCAGATCGAGCAGGCCTTGTGGATGTTGTGCAGGTTGAAGCGCAGGTGTGGCGCCGCGCCGCGGCTGCGATAATGCGAAGCGTGCCACTGCCCCTGCCAGGTAGCCGGCCGCTCGCAACTGACGCAGCCGAGGCGCGAGTCACGCAACCGAACGTAGCGGTTGATCACTGACTGAGACTCACGCAGGTAATCGCCGCGCGACTTGATCCGCTCCTTGGCGGCGCGGATCGCCTTGCGCTCGATCTGGTCCAGCGCTTTGCGCTCCCTCTCGCGTTTCTTGGCGGCGTGCAACAGGGCGCAACTCGGGCTGCACACAACTTGCAGCGGCTTGCTCGGGGTGTACGTCTCTGTGCAGACGCGGCACTTCTTGGGCCGCGGCTGCTTTGTCTTGGCGGCCAGGGTCATGCCAGCGCCCTTTGGTCTGCGTCGATCACGTCAGTAACCTGCTTGGGGTCGGGGGTGTATGCAAACGGGGCTTTCTCGCCAGGCCGAGTGACGGTGTACGTCACCTTTGGCGTGCGCACCGCGGCCACGGTGTAACCGTTGTTCGTCTCCCAGCAGTGCGGGATGATCTGGCCCTGAGCATTGCGCTTGGCGCGCCACTTGATGCTCATGCGAAACTCCCCATCTGCTCGGCTGCGGCCATTGCATCGGCCTCGGTCTGGAAGTGCGACGAGAGCACCAGTCGCCAGCAGGCGGCGAACACGTCGCGGTAGAGTGGCTCGAATGCGGTGTCGTCCATGTTTGCCCAGCTGATTGACTTGGCTTCCTTGCGAATGCCTGCCGGGGTCTGCACCAGCACGAAATGGCCGGCCTCGACGGTCACCCACTCACGGAAGGCTTCGCGGCTCTTGTCGACTGCCGGGAATTGCTCTGCGCGCTCGGCCTCAAGCTGGGTGATATAGGCGTCAGCGGCGCGCATGACTGCTTCAGGGTTCTGCGAATAGCTGGCGAGAAACTTGGCCAGGCCGACGATTCCGCGCTTCTCTTGACGAGGCACCAGGCCACCGACCGGCTCCCAATACTCGAACGCCAGATCAAGCATCGAGAAGAACTTGCGGTGGAATCGCGCATTGCGCATGCGGGCGAACTTGCCGTGGATGACCTGCCCGGCTTTCCACTTCTGCACCAGCTCACGGTCGGCCTCGGTAGCCGGCACCAGGCCATGGGTCGTGCGGATCAGCGCCAACTCAGCCATCACTCCACCTCCCCGCGCAATGCGGCACGAATACTGGCCAGCCCCTGGCGCCCGCCCTCTTCGGTGCGCACCGACGTGACCGAGTACGGGTCAGGCAGGCCAAGCGGGATCGACTTCAGTGGCTTGCCATCCATCACCATGCGGCACGCAGCCTGGTAGTTGCGGGCAAACAGCTTGCGGCTGGCCTCGGCCTTGAGCGTGGCCAGGTTGTGGAAGCCGGTTTCCAGCGCTGCATGGCACACAGCGGGATGGCTCCAGGCATCTTCCAGCGCTGGGCCAGCAGGGTGTGCGCGGCGGCACGCCTCGCGGTATGCCTGATCCTCGGACGGCAGGCCAAAGGCCTCCGGGTTGCGGTTCTCGCACAGGGCGCGGAACTCCGGCGCGCTCGGCGGCCACTTGCGCAGCTGCTCGTCCTCGGTCGTGGTCAGTGCGGCCAGGCCTACAGCAATCTGCTGGCCGTTCAGCCCGCCCAGTGCCGCCGCCCAGGCGTGGGATTGATCAGCCGACACGCCGAAACTCCCCGTCCAACGGTTGCCGTACAGTTCCGCCATTTTCAGCCAGAGCTTGTCCAGCAAGGGCTGGCTGAGCTTCGCGGGCGGCGATGGCTTGCTTGACGGCATCGACGGCTGAGCGAGCGCCTTGTCGACCAATTTGCTGGCTGCTTGCATGAGTTACCTCGTCTTCCCAGCGGCGCTGGTTGAGCCAAGTCGTGGGGTGTGGGATGTATTGACCGCCGTCGCGCTGCCAGTCGGCTGATGCGCGCTGCGTGGCGATGGCGGACAGGATGGTGGCTGTCAGTTCGGCGCCCGGCTTGAGCTTTGCCCAGGCCTTCTCGGCGGTGGCCTTGGCCTTTTTCAGCGGATAGGCAGACCAGAACTCGGCGAACCCGCCCCCCTCGGGGGGTATGGGGGGTTCTTTACTTTGGTTATTGGTTCTTGGTTCTTGGTTAGCATCTGTTTTCGAAACGTTCGCATTGCGTTCGCTATGCGGACGCATGCGGCTGGCATTTTCTGCCCCGTTCGAATATGTGTTTTCACCATGGTTTTCATGCGCCTGCATGCGGTCGCATGCGCTCGCATTGCTATCGCATTGCGCTTGCTTTGCGTCCGTTTTGTTCTTGGCGTTCTTCCACCGCGCATTCGCAGACGCCGCTGCCTTGTCTTTCTTGGTGTGGAAATCTGCAATCTCACGATCACAACGACCGTGATGCCAGCCGTCTTCGGCCTCTTTGAAGTAGTGGCGCAGGATCAAACCAACGGTTTTTTCATCCGAACGCATTGCGAACGC